GTAACGGTGGTGATCAATTATGACTACGGCGGCGAAGATTGAATTCAAAGCGTCGGCCCAGTTTAACCCTGTATTCCGACCGGTGAACGAATGGCGCGGCCGTTATAGAATCCTGAAGGGATCAGCCGGTTCCGGAAAGTCTGTGAATATCGCCCAGGACTATATCGCGAAGTTATCCGATCCGGCGTATACCGGCGCGAACCTTCTTGTCGTTCGTAAGATCGAAGAAACAAACCGCGACAGCACCTTCGCAGAATTACAGGCGGCGATCTTCCGAATGTTCGGCCCTTATGCTGAACGCTTCTGGAAGGTCAACCTGAACCCGTTGTCCCTGGAATGTAAGATCACCGGAAACCGAATCATCTTTCGCGGCGTCAAGGATCAGCGACAGCGCGAAAAGGTGAAGTCGATCACCTTCAAGAACGGAAAACTGACGTGGATATGGTGTGAGGAAGCGACGGAACTTCTGTCTGAAGACGTCGACATTCTGGACGACCGTCTTCGTGGTAACCTGGACGGCCTGAACCCGAATCTGTATTACCAGATCACAATGACCTTCAACCCCGTCAGCGCGACGCACTGGATCAAAGGCCGATACTTCGACAAGGCCGATCCGGACGTTCTGGCCCACCATTCCACATATAAGACGAACCGGTTCATTGATCCGGCGTATTACCGACGCATGGAACGCCGACGCGAAGAAGACCCTGAAGGTTATCGTGTATACGGCGAAGGCGAATGGGGCGAACTGGGCGGCCTGATCCTGACGAACTTCGAAGTCCATGACTTCCCGACGGCGAAGACCAACTTCGACGCCTTCTATTATGGCCAGGACTTCGGATATAACCACGCCGACGCCATTCTGGGCGTGGGATCACGGGACGGTGAAATCTATATCTGTTCCGAAATCTATGTCTTTGAGAAGGACACGGAAGAAATTATCAACCTGGCCAAACAGAACAAGGTCGACCAACGCGTCGAAATGTTCTGTGATTCAGCAGAACCGGACAGAATCAAGACCTGGCAGAAGGCCGGCTTCAGGGCGGCCGCTGTGAAGAAGGAACCTGGAAGCGTCAAGGCACAAATTGACTGGCTGAAGGGCCGAAAAATCCACATTCACCCGTCTTGTGTAAATGTCCTGAAGGAAGTTCAACAGTGGAAATGGAAAAAGGACGCCACGTCCGGCCTGTATATCGACGAACCGGTCGAATTTATGGACGACGCTATGGCGGCCCTTCGTTATGCCGTCGAACGCCTTCGTCGTGGTTCTGCTATCGAAGTTTTGAAATGAGGTGTGAAAAATGGCTGAACTATCGGTTATGGACCGGATCAACGCTGTCCTGTCCAACCCCGAAAACGCGACTATGTCACTGGCCCAGATCGTCAGTGAGGAAATCCGCGAATTCAAACAGTCCGAACAGTATCAGAATATTGTTCAGGCTGAATCCTATTACAGAAACAGGTCCGACGTCCAGAAGAAGACGAATGACGTCGCCAACCGGTCGAACACCAGGATCGAACACCCGATTCTGAAGAAACTTGTCGACCAGAAAGCGAACTACCTTCTGTCGAAACCCTGGACCGTGGACACCGCGAACGGCGCCTATGGCGACGCCTTGAACAAGGTATTCGACGCCACATTCCGCCGGAAGATTAAGTCACTGGGAAAGGGCGCTGTGAAGTCCGGTATTGCCTGGCTTCAGCCTTACTTCGACGAAGGGAAACTGGCCTTCATGCGAATCCCTTCGAACGAACTGATCCCTTTGTGGAAGGACGCAGAACGAACCAAACTGGACGCCTTCATTCGATTCTATGATCAGATCATTTATATCGGGACCAGAAAACACGTTATCACACACGCGGAATTCTGGTGGTCTGGTGGCGTGAAGTGGTTCAAGACTGACGCCTTCGCCGGAACCGGCGCCGGTCAGTTCCACGTCGACAAGGAACACGGTGACGAAACCAACGACTACACCGAACCCCACTTCGTCGTCGGCGACAAAGCCTATAACTGGGAGGAAGCGCCGATCGCCTGGCTGAAGTATAACGAAGAAGAACTTCCCCTTTGTTATTTCATTAAGGACCTGATCGACGACATCAACTGGCAGACGTCCGTCACGGCCGACGTTCTTCGTGACGTCGCGAAGTTCATCTATATCCTTCGCAACTATGGCGGTCAGGACCTGGCCGAATTCCTGAAGGACCTGAAGGAACACATGGCGATCAAGGTCACGACTGACGGTGGCGTGGATAAACTTCAGGCCGATCTGAATATCGACGCTGTCATGGCCTTCCTGGATAAACAGCGCCGCGACGTGTATGACTTCGCCGCCGCTGTCGATACGAAGGACCCTGAACTGGGTAACGCTTCCGGAACCGCGATCAACTTCCGATATATGGACCTTGACGCGGACTGTGATTCCCTGGGAACTGAACTGAAAGACACCTTCCAACGTCTGAAACTGTTCATTGACGTCTATCTTCAGATCACCGGCCAGGGCGTCTTCACGAACGAAGAATTCGACATCATCTTCAATATGGACCTTCCTGTCAATGAAACCGACGTGATCAACAACGCCAGAAACAGCGACGGTCTTCTGTCGAAACGAACCATTCTTCAGAATCACCCCTGGGTCGCAGACGCAGACGAAGAACTGGACCGTATCAACGAAGAAAAGAAGGCCGCTATGGAAGAATTCGGCGAAGGTCTTTTCAATAATAGCCTGGGCGCGAACGCCGGCCAGGAAGGCGGCTACAATGGCGCCGGCCTGAATGGTGGTGGCGTAAATGAGGAATAAAGAATACTGGGCCGCGCGCGCCTTACAGCGTGAGAATGAAGCCTATCTTCGCGGCGCCGGTCTTTCGGCGAAAATGTTCCAGGAATACGAAACGGCCGCGAAGGCGATCCGCCGTGAAATCGACGGGTTCTATTCGAAATACGCCGGAAAGTATGGCCTTACATACGATCAGGCCGTCCGCCTTCTGAACCGGAAGGAATTCCAGGAATGGAAGGCAAGCCTGGACGCATACGTCGCCCAGATCGCCCAGACCACAGACGCCCACGCCAGGGCGCTTCTGACTGCACAGCTTGACGCCTTATCGGCGAACAGTTCTATTTCCCGTCTGGAAGCCTTACAGGGCCAGATCGACCTGATTCTGAACGACCTTTTCGACAAAGGTGTCGCCCAGATGAAGGAAGAATTCGGGGATATGTTCGTCGAAGGGTATTATAAAAAATGCTATGATATTCAGTCCAGGGCCGGATTCTTCAATGAAATCGCGAAGATCGACTTTTCGACTATCGAACAGGCCGTTTCTTATCCCTGGTCCGGCGCCATGTTTTCCGATCGCCTGTGGCAAAACAAACAGGCCCTTGTCTTCAATACCAGAGAAATAATCACCCAGGGACTGATTCAGGGAAAGAGCGTCGGAACCATGTCTTCCGCCCTATCCGCGAAAATGGGCCAGTCCTACAAGAACGCTGAACGGTTGATCCGGACGGAAACAACCCACATTCACAGCGAAGCCGACAGGGCCGCCTATAACGAAGCCGGCGTCGAAGAATATGAATACATGGCCACACTGGACGCGCGCACCTGTGAAACGTGCGGCGCCCTGGACGGAAAGGTCTTCAAGGTCAAAGACGCGAAACCTGGCGTCAATTATCCGCCTATGCACCCGAACGATCGCTGTACCACGATCGAGCATGACCCAGAAGACGCCCTTGACTGGTTCAATTCCGGCGAACCCATGCCCGAATCCACCACCTATCAGGAATGGTATGATCGACAGGTGGCCAGGAATGGCCAGGGGTCCGTTGAAATCGAGCGAAAGAAGCTGTATAATAAAAAGGCGGACCTGGAACAGTATGATTCATACGTCGACCGCCTGGGCGCTGACGCCCCTGACAGCTTCACAACCTTCCAGGCTATGAAATACAGTCAGCCGGAAGCCTGGGCCGAAACGAAGTCATTCTATTCCTACAAGGGCCGCGTTCCTGAAGCGACGAAGGCTGACTTCGGCGTCTATAAGGTCGTCAAGAATTCCGGCCTTTATGGAACCGTCAGGGTCCCACCGGTGAAGGTGGACGTTTCCACCCTGTCCCTGGACGTCGGTCACATAGCCGAACGAAACCACGGCGTCACCCTGGAAGAAGCGCGGTCGTTCATAGAAGACGCCGTCTTTTCCCTGAAGCGCCGCCACTGGACCGGCGAAACCTTCGTCAATTACTATTCACAGTCTGGCGCCGCCTATGTGAAGACCAGTGAACCGGTGATCCGAACCGCCTTCAAGAAAGACGAATTCGACCCGAAAACCAAAAAGGTTATGGAGGAATTGAACAATGGAAAATAAGACCGTGTTCTGTCCGATCTGTCAAAGACAGGTCACCGGCGACGAATGTTTCGATATTTCTATGGTCGCCGAAGGTACAACCCCCGACAGGTTCCTTCCTGAAGACTTGAAGCCGGAGGAATTCGACGACAAGAAGAAGGAAACCTGTATCAAATGCAAATATCACCCCGAATAAGACGTCGACCGACAGGCCGGCGTTTTATTATGCCCTTTTTCTGTTGATTAAGGCGTCGCCCTTCCAGGTGGCGTCTTTTTCATATAATTCAAGCCGTAACCGTCCGGCGAACAGACGGAACCGCAAAGCGTGTGGAAGTCACGGAAAAGACAGCGGTGAAAGGAGTTCCTATGATCATTGAAGGTATTAAGTCCCTGTTGGGCGACGAACTGTCCGCCCAGGTCGAAGCCGCCCTGAAAGGCAAAGGCAAAGACGGAAAGGACGTCGATCTGGTAATCGGAAACGACGGAAGTTTCGTTCCGGCCGATAAGTACAACGGCGCGAACAGCGGCAAAACGAGCGCAGAAAACGCCCTGAAGGCCGCCGCCGAAGCGCTGAAGGCTATCGGTGGAACCGGCGATCCGGCCAAAATCGCCGACGACGTGAAGAACGCCCAGACCACGATCGCGAACCTTCAGGCCACACACGACGCCGAAATCAAGAAGATCAGCAAGAACGCCGCCCTTCGAATGGCCCTGAACGGAAAGGTTCACGACCCTTCGGACATTATCGGCCTTCTGGACCTGGACAAGATCGACGTCGACGACACGGGTTCCCTGAAGACAGACCTTGAAGGCCTTCTGAAGCCTATCAAGGAAACAAAGGCCTATCTGTTCAAGGAGGAATCCAAACCTGGCGCCCCTGACATCAAGGGCGCGAAGCCGGCCGAACCTGGCGCCCCTGGCGCACCGGCCGCAAAAGTGGACGGCCCTGTCGTCCTGTAATCAATCACAAAAAATATTTTTGAAAGGAATGTGATTTACTATGGCAAGAACTAAAGCTATTTCCCTGATCCAGACTGGTTCCACGAAGGTAGACCTGGCGGAACTTTCCGGTCTTGTGATCGGCAACATTCAGAAGGACACCCTGGCGTCCGGTCTGAAGTCCCAGTCTTATACCGGCAATCCTGCAAGCGGTTCCGTCGAGTATAAGAGATTCAAGAACAGCGTTTCCCAGGACTACGGCACTGCAAGAGCCGCCGGCAAGGGTAGCGCGATCACTGTACCCCCTACCACTGTCAACCTGAACACCCACAAGGAGATCGTGGAGGAAGCCGCAAAGTTCGACCTTGACACTTTCGGCGTGGGTAACATCATGGCCAGACGCGCCGACAACCATGTCGACACCGTGGCGGCCGAATTCGACACTGCTTTCTTCCAGTGCGCGGTCAACGAAGGTACTGCCTTCGAAACTGTTGAAACTGACGTGGAAGTTATCGTCGAAGCCTTCATTCAGACCCTGGAAACCGTGAAGAACGACTACGTTCGCGGCGTTCCCCGTAACATTATGCGCCTGGTGTGCGATCCTTCCTTCTACGGCAAGATCAGAAACTACCTGGACAAGAATGTTCACAACGCCAACGTGGACAGCGCGGCTGAAGACTTCGCAACCTTCCACGGCGTCCGTTGCTATTCTTCCGTCTTTGTTCCTTCCGGCACTAACGCGATCATTATGATCGACGGCGCTATCGCACAGCCGGCCGTAATCTATCCTTACAAGGAGCCTGAAAAGATTCCTCTGTCCAACGACTACGGCGTGTCTATGTTCTACGACTACGGCACGAAGGCCCTGGCCCCTGACCTGATCTTCCACTACGCGAAGGCGTAATCGGAACAGGAACAGTCTATTCACAAGGAGGGAAAAACAATGAAGTTCAAAAATAAGCATACCGGCGTAATCCTGGAACCGAAGTCCGACATGGTCGTCGAACAGCTTCAGAAGAACCCCGACTTCGAACCCTACGACGGCCAGAACGCCGCCCAGGGCGACGAAAAGCCTTTGTCCAAGATGAACAAGGACGAACTTCTGAAAGTCGCCCAGGACGCCGGAATCGCGGTTCCTGACGGCGCCACAAAGGCCCAGATCGTCGAACTGATCGAAGCCGCGAAGGGTGAATAATCGGGACCGCCGAAAGGTGGTGTAATCATGCTGAATCAAATTTTATCTTCTCTGGAAGGCCTGTCCGAAGCTGACCGCGCGACGGTTCTTCGAACCCTTATGTCGAGCGACAGCCGTCTTTCGAAGGTCAAGGCCCTTCTGGGGATTCAGGCGGAAGACCATGACGCGATCCTGGAATATGTGATCCAGACCGTCGAAAAAATGGTCCTTCGTTACATCAACTGGGACACCCTTCCGGAAGACCTGGAAAACGTCCTGGTCGTCATGTGTGTCAGCTATTACAAGTCGGCCGGCCTGGGGAATTCTTCGGCCACGACCGGCCCTGTGGCTTCTGTGAAGCGTGGTGACGTTCAAACCACCTTCGCCACAGGTTCCGGTTCGTCTGGATCGGCGAACACCTTCAACCTGGGCGCCGATAACGGCGAATTCTTCGGGTGGAAGACTGTCCTGAATGAGTATCGAAAAGTAAGGTGGTGATCCTATGGCCTTTGGAAACGCAAGCGCAGAACGCGCCGCGATCGAAATGACCTATGAAGACACCGCCACGGTATCAAGAACCATTCCACAGAGGGGTCAGAACGCTATTTCGGCGTCTGATCCTTCTGTGATTTATTCTGGTATCATTTGCGCGCTTTCGTATACAGGTTCAAACAGTAGCGGACAGACAGACGCAGAAAACAACGTCGATTATGACGCTGTCATTTTCGCCGGACCTGACCTTTCGATCCTTCCTGGCGACAAGATCGTCCTGAAACGCTTCGGGCGTGACGATCCTTCCAGTCAGAAAGACCTGAACTTCGCGGTCGTCGGTCGTCCGGCCGTATATGCAACACATCAAGAAATCAAGGTGAAGGACGGTGATCTGGCGTGAGCGTGGACAATTCTGAACTGGTGGCCTTCCAGAACCAACTTCAGGCCCTGGAAAACGACATTCCTGAAATTATGGATCAACTGGTCGTCGGTGAAGGACGCTACGCGCGCGATCAGGCCCGTAAAATCTGCAAAGAAGAAGGCATTGTCAACACTGGCGACTATCGCCGGAACTTCAAAAGCGGAAAAAAGGCCATTCGTGCCGGTCGTGCCTACAAAATAGACGTCTTTAATAATCTTGACTATTCGAAGCCGCTTGAATACGGCTTCAGAAGTCACTTCGTCCCTGGTCACTGGGAAGGAAGTTCCTTCGTATACCAGAAAAACGATCCTGAAGGCGGAATGTATGTGGGACCGCCTGGCGGCTTCGTCCGTGGCCACTTCACCCTTCTTCGCGCTGTGAAGCGCACCAAAACAACCCAGGCGGCGCGCCTTAACCGGAAAATGGATAGGATCATTAAGGACCGCCTGAAATAACGGAGGTGAACCGAATGACCCTGAACGACTTCCTGGAAGCCGTCGCCGAAAAACTTGTCGGTCTGTGGTCCGATCGCCACGTTTTCGTCAACGAAATCCCGAAGGATTCCGACGGGAACTTCTTTGTCGGTATGATTGAAGCGTCCCAGGAAAAGAAACTGGACAGGCGCCGTCGAAGGACGGTCCAGTTCGAAGTTCTGTATTTCCTGGCTT